TAATTCACTAACTATTTTCTGAATTTCTACTTCTGGCTCAGCTTCTACTTTAGTTTGTAAATTAGTACCTAATTCTTCTAAAATAGTAGATTCAGCTATACAATTTTGCATAGTAGTTAATAAATTCATAAACCCTTCATACTCGCTTTTAGTTTCTTCATTATCTAAAGACATCATTAATTTAACTAAATCTTCTGATGCGATAGGTAATTTGTCAAAATCTTTAGCAGCTGATGTATAAAGTTCCATTAATTCTTTTTCCTCTTTTGCATCTATGTTTCTTTGTAAATCCTCAATTCTTGCTTCAAGAATAACCATTTCTAAGCTAACTCCAGTTTTTATTTCATTAATTTCGCCTACGACAGTTCTTGGTTCTCCTTCTAAAATTACTGTTTCCAATTCCGATTCTTCAACTACTTGTTCTTCTAAAACAATTTCTTTTGATTTTCCCACTAACTCACCCCCTAATTTACCATCTAAAATAGTTTTATATTTCTCAGGTACTTCTATATCATCATCAACCATCATAGTTAATGTAGACACCACCATTGCTGCTGCTTTATCATCTTCTGCTTTTGGATTTTTAATAATTTCTATATTATCAAATAATTCAGAAGCTTCCACAGCATCAAGCCAAGTTGTTTCCGCTAATAAAGTTTTAATTTCTTCATCTGATTTTGAAGTGTGTCTTTTATAGATACCAATCATTTTATCTTCTAATTTATCAAGTAAATCAGCTGTTTTTCTCATATCCGTAGCTGTTCCTGCTTTTCCACTAGAAGGTTTATGAATCATCATTAATGCATATTCAGGCATATAAACATTATCACCTGTCATTGCAATTATAGAAGCCATTGATGCCGCTATACCCTCTATATGTGTATTAACAATAACACCTTCAGCCTTTTTTCTATCTATCTGTGATACAATAGCGGAACCTTCAAATATAGAACCACCGCCCGAATTAATAAAAATATCTAATTTATCAATTTTACCCATTCCTGATAATTGCCCAGAAAAACCTTCCGCACTATCACCTTTACCTCCCCAAAATGAGTTTTTACCAATTCTGTTATAGATATTTATTCTACCAACTTGTAATTCAACTTCGTTTCCATCCTTATCCTTAGATTTCTCAACCGCCTTTTCCATTGAGAACCAAGGTAACCCTTTTACCTTACTCATTAGTTCACCTCCTTAAAATATTATTCCCTAATCTTTCTGTCCACTTTTTACACTGTTTTTATTATTTTCTTTTGCTTTATTTTTAGTATCATTAGGGTCTATTAATTCATTTTTGCTCTTTCTTATTTTTGCTTCCCTTTTTAAATCATCCACAGTGTAATCTTTTTCGGGCATACTTACAATCCTTCTCAAGAAATTCTCAGTTTCTGAATCTGGGAACATAACCATTCCACTCTCTCCAGCTGATACTAAGAAATTACTAAGGCTCTCTATATCTGGTACTTCAATAGGATGTGCAACTATTTTAGGATAATGTTCTAATTCTATACCATTCATATTGAATAACCCTTCAACAGCCTGTCTATTTATAATATCAGCTATATTTTGTAATTGAGCTTCAATTGCACTAGATAAAAGTGATTTTTTAATATTTGCTAAAGCAAATGAACCAACTTTATCACTACCTAATAGTACTATATCAGACAAGAGGGTAATAGCTATTCTGTGGTCGTATCTATTAATTATTTCATTTGTATCAAATTGTCTATTTCCTCCAGAGTTCATTAACTCTAATTCCCAATCAGCAGGTATAAATACACCTTCTAATTCATCACGTCTAATTTGTCGTACTAATTGTTCACCCATAGCTCTTTTAGTTCTAGCTACTTCATCATCAGGATTCCATACATCATCTTCAGGAGAAGGCTTTAAAACAGGCATACCTGCTAAGTCACGCTCAATACCAATACCTTCTATCTCCTCAATCATTTGTTTGAAATGCCATGCTTTGTATGCTCCCCTAAGTAATGATTCACCTTCTGGGTTTCCCCTAGAGTTTTTTGTTCTAAATAATAAAGCTTTTCTCATTGGTATAAAGAAGAAATTACCTCTACCATCATTCTGCCACATACCTTCTAAATTTCCATTATCATCAAATTCCCATTTCATTAATGTGTGTTGTGACCGAATAGGAAACCCTCTCCAACCCACTTTACCATCTTTGAAATTAGATTTAAATTTAGGATTTGTCTTTTTACCTGCACGAATTTTATATAATACCTCATGATAAGAAAAGCCAAACTTGAACATTGAAATTACTTCCTGAATAAACTCAGCCCAACTATCATCCATATCATGCATACACGTTTCTAAAAATTCAGCATGTTTAACATCTTCCTTAGAATCACTAGCTGGTTTTACTTTCCAACTTGCTCCTCTAATTAGCTGTTCCATCATATATAATATTGAATGGATTGTAGCATCATTAGAATACATTTCTTGATATACATCTGCTGCATATGGATATTTTAATTTAGATAAAAATTCTTCTTGTATATATCCACCCCATTGGTTTAATCCTTTAACACCAATTGGTTTAGAATTTGGATTTGATTTTTTCATATATTCTATTCACCTCCCATTCTACAATTCCTTCCATTTACTTGCACCAACACCAACAGCTATGACTCTCGCATGAGGATTTGATTTTCCCTCATCAAGGAAATTGAATGCTACTACCGCTGCATCTACCATATCATCATGAATTAATTCTGTACCAAATGATTTCAATTCATCTAATAAATCACCAATCCAATACCCTCCTGAGATAATATACACCCTACCTTCCTCAATAGCCTTTAGGAAGGGTTTAGCTCTCGTTAACTTATCTTTACTATTAGTTTTAACACCATGAACCCTGAATTTTTTAAGTAAATCAGTGTTATAGTAGTGTATTAGTTTTTTACCTGCTGACCCCGGTTCTTCTTCAAATACTATACTTACCAAAGTGCCATCAGAATCAGCAATATTTTTTATGTTATTCATTGTTTCTGCTGGGTTATCCCTAAAATGTCTAAAATCCACAATATAGAATTTACCCCTATTATAACCCATTAAACATCCTGCTGTGAAATCTGGGTCTGGATTTAATTCTGAAACAGCTGTTCCTGCTTCATCATATCCCCTAACCATTTTTAATTTTGGTGGAGGTTCCTTAATAAACTTTAAATCTCTAATATTAACATATGAACCTTCTAGTTCAACATCCCAGTCACCAGAAAGTAATCTTTCTCTCTCTACTCTAGGTAATTCTGATAGTGAACTAATATAATCCTCTTTGTCTACATGGGGATTATCAAATAAATCAGCTGGTAAGAATATTTTGTTCCTATCAGATGAGTCTGCTACAAATCTAAATTTAACCCATTTATGGTATATGCCACCGGGGTTTGCTGTTGACCTAACTCTACAAGGAATAGTTGATATATCAGCACGTCTAAGACGTGATAACAAATATTTATAATTAGATTCTGATATTTGTGTTAATTCATCAAAACCAATAAAGTGATAATTACCACCTTGGTATGAATATTTATCAGCATCATAAGCTAAGTGACCAAATTTTAAATAGGCTGGTTTTCCACCAGTTTCGAAATTTGTAAACATCTGGTCTTTCGCTGAATAATGTAATTCTCCTTTTTCAACAAAAGGCATTAGCCATTCTTTTGCAACTGTTAATAAACCACCCGGTTGTTTTAAGTCCTTAGATTTTCTTCTTATTACGACTCCTGAGTATCCCGGCTCATTAAAATATTGTAAAGCTAACATCAGTATTGCTATTGATTTACCACCCGCTGCCGCACCACCATAGAATGCCTCTTTTTGAGGTAATAGCAGATAAGCTGATTGTTTTATTGTAGGCTCAAATGGTATAAACCCATTAAGGCGAGGTGTAGTTGAAGTTATCAGTTCTCTGTTAAGATTTCTAATATCCTCCTCGGATAAACCAACCTCGTCAGATAATACTTTTTTTTCAACCACAGTGCACCTCCTTATTTGTTTTTACTGTCTTCCGCATCTTTATCAATCTTAGTTTTATTATCTTTATCTTTTTTTCTTTTTTTACGTTTAAGTTCTTTTATTGTTGATTGTAATTTTTCTTCACTCTCTATTTTTTCTTCCGCAGCTTCACTTACTGAAGGCATTATACTTTGTAATACTTTTGTAATCTCAATAGCTTTGGCTGTTTTGTCCATCAATACTTTTTCTTCTTTTTCTTTTTCTTCCTCAGATTTAATTTGATTTACAAATCCAGTACCATCACCTGTGCTTATTTGATTAATAGTAACACTACTATTATCTTTTTTTGTTTCTTCTTGTTTTATTTTTGTAGTGGGTGAAGTTAATTTAGAAACATTATTGGGGTCTACACCTCTAGATAATCTTTCCATTTTTTGTAATTCCTTTAATACTTCAACTGCATTTTTTGGACTCAAGTCTTTTAAATCCTCATCTGAAAACTGTCTTATTCTATCCATTACTTTTCCAATATATTCAACAATAGCTGATGAATGCCTATCTTCCATTGCATACGCATCATCAATTCTTAATCTCATTCGTGTGACTTCTCCAAAATGGTCAAATGCTTTTATTCTTTCGTCCCAGTGATGAATAGTACTGACTCTACCAACTTTGACTATTTTAATATCAAACATATCGGCTATTGTAGCGTAATCACGAGTTGCTCCATTTAATCTTAGTAAATCACGATAAGCCTCAAACATATTATAAAATACACTAGACTCGCCATCCATTTGATACCAAATTGGGGTTCCGGTATTTGAAAGCTTAGTCACACCTCTATAATTATCATAAATTAAATACTGAAGAACATTGTCTGGTCTTTTATTTAAATAGTAATCAGCGTCTTCTGCTAATCCAGTATTTATTAATGATTGTATATTTATTAAAGCTGAAGGCATATTTAATACGCCTACATTAGTATCAAAATGTGTCTGTAATACCATCATTTGCAGACCACGCATTATTTCCTTCAATTTTTCAAGATAATCTGAATCGTAATCTTTGGCTTTTTGCTTCATTTCTTTTGTAATTTCCAAGTGCCTTCACCCCCTAAATCAATAGAATGTATGTTCTGTAAACAAATGTATGTTTGGTTCATTGACATAGTTGTCCCTCTATATATAGTGTATCACGAATTTGCTCGCTTGTCAAGCTTTTTTTATAAATAATTTAAATAAATACCTATGACCCATAAGTTCTTCATTTTCTAAATAAATACTATCTTTAAGCTTATAAATATAAGTTCCCCAAATCGATAAATACCAACCAACTCTACCATTTTTAGGTTCCGCATCTCGTGTTATCCCAACGAAAAAATGAGAACCCCTAAACCAAGGCAACTCAAATTGAAATAAATCATTGTAGTCAAACAGTGCTGACATAACTTCATCTACTCTTTTCATTCGTCCTCCTTATGATAAAAATCCTTCAGATTACGAGCATATTCCGGTAAAAATGAATCATCTATTAAATATTTATCTTCATCCAACCAATTATAGTATCTTTTGATTAATTCTTTCACTATTTTTGTTTTTAATGTTTCTGGAAGTGTTTGCTGAAATTTAGTTAAAATATTTTTTGAAACTTTATTTGCTTTCATGTCATATTTTCCCCCTTTCTTATTATTTTTTTAAAAAGCTTCTGAATCGTAAATGTTTATATTGTCAATGAGTTCTAGTTCCTCTAATTTCAGTTTTAAGGCTAATTTTGCTTTTGAATCTCCATGTGTCAATAGTATGTTTTTATTTTGGTTACTAACAAGCATCTCAATTACACTTACTAATTGGTCTTGGTGAATATGGCTGCTGAAAGCGGAAAATTGCCAGATAAAGCATCTCTTTTTGAAAAACTCATCTCTTATTTTCACTGCTGAGCTATCTCCTAATACTTTAAAAGCCAAACTATTTGGTGCAACATACCCTGAAAATAAAATCGCTGCATTAGTATCAGATATATACTTTTCAACCCAATAAATACTTCGACCTCCTGTTAGCATGCCGCTAGAAGTGATAACTATTTGCTTATT